TGGATGGTTCTTGCAAAGCGAATGTCTTTTTGTGCTAATGTTGTTTTATCTTCTTCTCCGCCTTCACCGCGTGCAAGATAAGATTGAGGGACTTTTAACGCTGAAAATAATTTGTCTCTTAAATATTTAACGTCGTCGATGTCTCCGGTATAAGTACCTCCAGGAAGTGATTCAATTTTTGTGCTTTGTTGCCCACCGCGAACAGGCACAAAATAATCCTCATCAATGCTCATTGGATTATAGCGTAAATCAACTCGACCAGTGTCTGAATCAACTACTTGGTTTCTTTTCATTGATGTGATCACTTTTTGCATATATTGTTCAACATCTCCTGGGCTAATTCCTCCAACGTCAATATAAAAAACTCTTCTTTCAGGAGAACGAACAATACGATAGGACATCATCGCATCTTCTAATAAGGTTAGCTGGCGCCAGATTCTTCTTGCAGGCTCCAAAACAGACGTGCCGTATGGGGCATATTTATCATTTCCTAAAATACGAAAATGACCCATCTGCCAATTCTCAAAAGTTACGCCACCAGTATTCCATTGGTATTGAATATAATTTGGATTTGTTTTATCTTCACCCTCTAATCTTTCTACTTCTTGAGAGGGCAAACCAATTACATTTGTTATACCAACCTCGGGGTTTAAATCTAAATAAATAAAGAAATCACCATATTTACACATTGTTCGACACCATCCGAATAAATTAAATTCAACATTTAAAACATTATAATATAAACTTTCTAAAATACCTTTAATTTCTTCATTTGTGCTTTTAATTGCTAACATTTTACGAAGACTGTTAGATGTTGTCATTTCATCTGCATAAATATCTAATGCAGAAGCGATTTCTGGTGTGTATTCCATTTGATCGAAATCAATGTAGCGTTGATTTCTATTTTGTTGCGACATAATGTTCGCCGACAAATTATCAAATGGATTATATGATAATCTTTGAAATTTTTGGCCAGCGACATCTTTAAACCTACTTCCATATTTATCTAATCTTCTTCTAGAAAGATTTCGAGTAGTTTGAGAGCGATAATTGATCAGTGGACCAGAAAAAAGTCTTGTCAGCTTTTTAAATAATGGCCACGATGAATCTTTTGGGTTTCTATTTCTATTTGCCATGTTTTATCCTTTTAATAACCACAAATGTTCTTCATATTGTTTTTCAGCTTCGGTTCTTTTTTTGTCTAGGTCGCGAGCCTTTGAGCGCCCGAGCATTCCTGGTATTGTAGTATCCAAAACGGAGTTACTTTTCATTATAGCACCTAACATAGCTTTTTTGTAGGCCGAATCTCTTTGATTTTCTATAATTGCAGTGTCTCTTACCCAACAGCCTATTGCGCATGCCATAATTAAATCATCATTATACCCTCTTTGTGCTTCTGGCCGGCCATTATTCCAAATAAAAATATCTAATTCGGTTCTAAGCCTTGAAGAATAAATTGTTATGATTCTATTCCTTACGAATTCTTCAAACTTAGCCACTAGAAGAGGTCGAGTTTTAAGAGAAGTTGTAAACCCGGCAACTGTTCCACTTCTAGATTCTGCTGCTAGCTGATCAACATATTCATGAGTGGACTTGACTGAGAAATAAATATTTGGATATTCCTTCTCTATTAGTTTGTCTAAAACAGTATACCCAACAGAGTTATTTTCTACTACAACCATGCAGCCTCCATACTCATGACCTGCATTAGAAATTATTTCAGAAAACATGTCGGGAGTAACCTTTCCTTGATACTCGGCTATAATTTCCATAGTTTCTAGCTTAAATACATGAAAAACAGAGTAGTCGTTGCCGTCTCCTCTAGCGACATCTGCAGAAAGTAAATAAGTATTTTCTGGATTGTATTCTTCCCATATCCAGAAATTTCTATCGAACCCAGTTCTATGTTTTGGTGGCTTAATCTGTGAATCAATTCTTGTGATATCATCTGGATGTATTACAGTCTCACCAGAAGCATTAAAGTTACATTCTAACTCTTGGGCGATCTGTCGGCGGGACATGTTTTTTGTTTCCTTTGTGAACCAATCTTCGTCCCGCTCTGGGTGGGCGTCCCATAATAATTTAATAGGGTAAAAATTACTTTTATTGGCGGCGGCATCAATGTATGTTTTATGAAACCAATTACCAACACCATTTGGTGTCGAGAGGGCGATGCAACGACCGCCTGTTGAAAGTGTTGGGTACAGGCCAGTCCACAATTCTTCTAGCCCATCAACATGCGCGGCCTCATCAACGACCAACAACGACAGTGCTTCTGAACGACCTGCGTCTACAGAGGTCGAAGAGGCTTTAATTTGAGATCCATTGCTCAGTTCAAAAGAGTTTCTATTGTCAACTTCTACCTCTGCTATCTGAAGCCATTCAGGGAGATGTTTAAGCATGTGCTTTACTTTCTTGACAAGGTTGGATGCTGTTGTGTACTTTGTTGCCATGACAAGAACATTTTTATCGCGATGAAACAACATCATCCAAACGATATAAGCAGCTGAAATGGTTGAAATACCAAGCTGCCTTGCTTTTAAAATAACAGTAAAGCGGTGATCATTAAAAGCTTTAATTAAATCACTTTGATAGTCGTAAGTTTTAAAAGGAATTAAACCATCTATTGGGTGTGCAATCCGTGTATAATTATTAATAAAATAAACCGGGTCTTTGCCGCACTTTAAGACTTCTTTACGAATCTCCTGTTTGGTTAGTTTGTATCCCACTTTTAATCCTTGGAGCTAGTTTTTTCGACATTCTTTGGCTTTTTAGCACTATCACGACCTTGGCTTAACCAACTTTTAATTGCGCCGCGGACACGATCTTCTGTGTCGTCCTCGCTTGGCAATTCGGGTTCCGCCTTAAGGCCACCAATTGTATAAGATTGGGTAGCTTGAACCCAATTTCTTTTTCGTGACATAGATTGAGCATGGATATCTGGTGTACCATCAGGAGTTAAAGATACAGTATTCCCTGTAATGTCTTTATATTCTTTTTTAAGATATTTGATAATATCATTTAAGGTATTTTTAACATCATCTTCAAAACTATTATCATGAAAATCTTTCATTGTAATTTCAGCTTGATAAGTTAAATGCAGTCTATTTTGACTGTCGAACCTTACATGGAACCCATCCATAACTCTTGAGTCAATAATACAGTCGCCTTCTTCTCTTTTTAAGCCTACTGTGCGAGCTTTACCATCATAAGAATATCTCTCATCATGTGCTCCATCGTGCGCATTTGCTGCGGCTTGGTTAATTCCTTGAATTACATCATATACACTAGACATTATTTATTCTCCTCTAGTTGTTTAACGGCGGGCGCGCGTTCGACGTCTGAGAGGGCCTTTTCGACATGAGGTGCGCCCCTTTCTATGTTTTTTCTTTTGATGTCACCTTGTAATAGTGGTATCTCTGCCTCGGTGTACCAAGGGGACGCGCCAGAAGGTGTATATAATGCGCGTGGCTTTGCTAATTTAGTGATCTTACCCACAGCATCAACGTGAACAGGAACAGATCGGTTGACAGACGGAAACCATTTTGTAACTATCTTTTCTTCTTTCAAATATTCATCAAATACTTCTTCAATTGCGCCACGAATTTTTTCATAAAGACTTTTATCTCCAAGAAGAAGCTCTTGTGTCCCTTTAGTTTGAGGATCTTTATCTGCTCCCTTGGCGCTTTTTTCGTGTTCCTTTTTACCCTCTTCGCCCTTTCGAAGCGTAGCTAAATCTTTTGTATCAATATCTCCGTCATCATCCGTGTCCATTGTAGCTTGTTGAGTTTGAGAAAGTTTTATTTCTTCCACAGACTCATGAAGAAAATATCTTGGGTCTATTCTTCTTCTTTTTATAACTGGTCTCATTTTATATTCCTCCTAGAACACTTATAATTATCTTCTTGTTTGGTAAAACTCACTTTTTTATTAAGTCATTCTATTAACGCCAGAGCGTATTAAAATTCTTTTTAAATAGTTATCTCTTCCTGTAGTTATAATTTCATTAAATAAACCTTCGAAGTCATTATTTTCTACGTAATCATGATACCATAAATTTCTATTTTTGAATACGCCTCGTTGGCCATCTCTATAGCTTAAAAATGCTATCATTAATTTATGTTTATCTGAAATATTTTCTTGGCCTTTTGCTTTCAATCCTTTTAATACTTGTTTGTAGTTCCAATTTAAAAGTCTTGCCGCGGCAGGAATTGCTTTTGTTGGGTCAAACCTTTCATCCACCCCAGCAAATTCTGGGTTTTTTCCATATTTGCGTTGTCGTGGATTGTCGTCTGGTCCACAATTTCGAATGCAGACAATCGAGTCCTCTGAGGCGGTTAACCCTCCGCTCCGACCTGCTGCTCCCGGGACCATAAGTTGCATGATGCCGGCGGCGCCGGCATAACTAACTGCATTTGGATTGAAACTTGATTCCGCACTGGCAATTGCTTTTAACATTCTTGAAGTGAGGGGCATTGTGTCTATTGATTCTTGTTTCGCGGCTTCGTTAAATAACCTGTCATATTTAGAAATAGATTTTGGCAAGCGGAACAAGTGGATATGACTTAAAGTTTTGAGCATCCATTTAGCTTGGGGATTGTTTTTATATTTTGGTTTTTGAAGGTGTCGTATTAGCCATTCTTTATCGCTGTCCGATATCAGATCTTGAAGCTCTTGTGGGCTCTCCCAATCTAAATTGTGTAAGCCCGTGTCAGGATCGAGGATATCTTTAACGCCGAAGCCAATAGAGGGGATCTCCTTTTCCATTTCTTGGTCCGAAATTATTTGTTCTGTTGGGAGAGGAGGGCTAATTTGACCGTACAGGCTATCTCTGATTGTTTGGTACGCTTTTTTATAACCTCCGGTGTTTGGATGTATTTCGCCATGTCTGCCTTTCGCATAATCTGCTGTTTTTAATGTGGTACCAAAAACATCATAATATGATATTCCTTGTTCTTTAAGATAGGTTGCTATTTCTTCATTTCTTTTTCTTCGGCTTTCAGGATCGGCAAAATCTTCTCTAGGGGATGGGCTGCCAATAAAAGAAATATTGGGAGTAAGTTCGCGATATTTTGTTAACAATTGTTCTAGGCGAGACATCCATTTTCCTTCTGTTGACGAGCCGCCGTGTATAATGGCGTGGATATTTTGTCCTTTTAACTCTCCTCCAAGAAGATTGTTTAAAAATTTTAATTGTGTTCTTAATTCTCCGCCCTGACCTTGAGGCTTGCTAATCTTAAAAAATCTATATTCTACATTTGGATCTGATTTTTGTAAATGTGATTTTAGGGCGCGAGAATACCCAGCCATATGAGAATTGCCTGCTAAAATAACATTCTTTATCTCTTTTTCAGGCGGCATGGCCAAGTCGACTAATTGATCGATCTCCACTGATGGATAATCTTTGTCAGGGTCTAGAGATTGTAGCACTTGAGCCTCTACTTCTTGTCTTTTATGTGTTTGTTCTATCCCTTGAGAAGAAACAGCAGGCTTAGCAGGCTCAACAATATCCGTTGGCGGAGCTTCTCTTTCTTCTGGGGTCATATCCTCCCATGGCACATCGGGTTCTGGTTCTATTTGTTCGGACGATTTTGTAACCTGTTCTTTTATGGTGAATTTAAATTTCTTTTTTTTCAGCATTTGGTCGCCATCCCTTTTTCCAACGTTCTTCGCGACCATCAACCCATTGAATGTAGCACGGCCAGCAACATTCAAATTTATTTATATAAAGGTCGTCTTTTGTTTTAAAAGAATATGTTTTGCAAACTGGACATTTTCTTTTACTCTTCTTATTAATTAGATTTTTTGGTAAGAAAAAGCCGTCCTTTTCAATTCTTTCGGTTTCTTCTTTTGCGGCTTGCTGTTTTTTAGAATATTCTTTTAATTGCTCAAGGTATTGTTGTTCCTTTTCATCATCCCAATTAGATTTTGGGTTAATAATTGCTTCCTGCCCATATTTCTTTTTTATAGCTTTTTCTAGGCGGGCGATGTAATCAAAATCTTTTTCTACCATTATTCCATATTTTTAACGCCATATACGACTGCCAAAGTTAAAGCAATCCCAGCAAGAATTCCGCCAACTGCCCACCATTCTGAATAATCATTTGAATTTTCGAGAGCCAACTTGCTTAACCTGTCAATCTCCGCATCTTTTATACTAATAATAGAATTATATTTTTGATCCATTGCTTCCATGCTTATCCTAGTCGATTCTAAAATTAAATTTAATCTTGCTGCTTCTTTATTTACTGCAAAATCAATTTTTAATTTGCACTCCTCATCAGAATAATTCTTTTCTGTGAATATTTGGGCCGCGGCTAAAGGATTTAATAAAACTCCTGAAAAGGGGGCTGGTTGGTCTTTTTGTATTCCAATGGCTTTTGGCTGTGGCTCTGGTTCTGGCGTGTCCGCAAATATTGCTGCGGGGAATATCAAAGTAAAAGTTAATGCTAGTGAGATTATATATTTCATTCTTCCTCCGAGCTAAAATCCAAATTTATCGCTTATCATTTTTGCTAACGTATCAGGATCATTATAATATTTTTCAACCAATTCTTTAACATCTTTTTTCTTTTTTTCATCTAACTCTTGATTATTTTTATTAAAGTCTTCTTCCAGTTTCTTAACTGTTTCGCTATATTTTTCTAAAATTTCATCTCGTTTTTTTATTTCTTCAGCATGAGCTTTGTTGATCGCTTCAATTTGAGCTTCATAACTTTCGCTGCGGATTTCTAATACTTTTAGGGCATCATCTTTACGCCTAAAAAGAATCCATAAAATAAGAGTATAAACAATAACCGCAGGTACATACCAGTTGTGCTTTAACCATGTCCATGCTTTTTTTAAAAAAGCTTTTGTTGTTAACCATGTTAACATTTTTATTCCCCTTCTTCTGGTTCTAACCCAAATGCCTCGCCTACTTTAGTCAAATACCATCGAGTCTCCTCTGGGTCGTCGGCTTCTTCTGCTGCGCATTCTATAACGTCTAAAGCTTGTGCGATAGAAAGTCTTTTCTCTTCATCAATGTCGGGGACATCTCTTTTATCTTGCTCTTTTGTTTCTTGTATCTTTTTTCTTTTAAGCTCTTCATTAATTAATTTTCTAAGCGTATCGATTGTTATTTTCATTATTTTTTTCCTTTAAGTTCCTTCATTCAACATCTTCATGAGTTCTTCTTGGATGATAATTTGGAGAGATTCTGTCATATTTTGTTCTTCAGCTTCCCAGCGCCATATTAAATTATTATGACTTCCAGAAGAACCGGGGCCCAAATCACTCCATGGAGTTTGTGAATCAACTTGATTAAACACTTCTTCTACTTCAGGATAAACCATGTCAACAATGTGCTGGGGCACTTGCCAGCTAGTGTCTGTTGTGCGCACCAAAAAAGGCCTGTCTGGGCCATCAGTTCGCACAATAGGAGCGTGTGCAATTAAATGTTCTTGTTTGTCATCATAAATTGCTATACGACCAGCTGGATCATCTTGTGCCGTGTCAACAAATTCTGGCTCGGTCGGGCCTTCGCCCTCCAATTCTTGTTCAATTAATTGTCTAAGTTGGGATTTTGTTATGTTCATGGCTTATAATCTTTTACCCCTTTACCTCTCCAGCGAGCATTAAATCCTCTAACGTCATAATGAACAAAATACTTATACAAGCCTACGCCACCTTTTTTTATCTTGCTCTCTTTAATTAGTCTGAGTACTGCTCTATGAACTTCAACAGGGCTCATTCCTCGAATAACAATATCGGCAGCTTTTGCTTTCAGATGTTGAGATCTTCTGGCCCCATCAATTTTTCTATTATATTTAGGAGATCTATATCCAGATATAATACGAATTGGTTTATCAATGGTATCTCTTATAATTTGTAGGTTATCGACCAAATCTTTTAAGTTATCCATTAAATCATCAGGCACGTTTGAACCGTCATTACATTTAAATTCTGACTTTTTAAAGTTTTTGGAAAGCTGCTCGCTCATTATTTCCCATGTCTCCATCTAGTTGCGATATCAGCTAAGCCTTCTAGGCCAATGTATGCTAATGAAATTGCTACCCAGTTCTCAGAACTTAAAGGAACAGCGTCCATTAACATAAATCCGGTTGCAGTAAGCCAGACCATTAATTTTCTTGACATTAATTTATTAAAAGCTTTATCTAGGGCATGTCTCATAATCTCTCTCCTTTTTAATTAGTATAGACCTCTGCTTTCCCAATAGATGTAAAATGTGGAACTCCTCGTTGTCTAAAAACTACCCCTCTTGTGGCCAAAACAAAGGGGACTTGTTCTACGGGCGGGATAGACGCACATAAATAATCTTCAGGCTCACCAATTCCAGGATCCACTGTAAAGTAGTCATGACAAACATGGACGATTCCATGGCCGAAACCGCGCGGAAGATCTGGGCACGTTTCAGAGTCGGGTTGAATTGTTAAGTACGGAGTTGGGCAGTCGTTCGGCGAAATTGTTATAAATTGTCCGTCACTACAACAATATATTTTTTTCCTATAATTCTTGTGTACATTTTTTGACGTATTGACTGTGAAGTCATCTTCAATTCTTACGGCTTCAGCTTCGTGTTCGCCATAAGAATCATTTGTGTTTTCTGAGGTAAATGTAACTTTTGAAAAAGTGGCCATTTTGCGCGCTCCAATTTGTTATAAATAGTATTAAACTTCTAATACATGCGCATAATCTCCATTTTTATCAATAGTTATTTGCATATCAACACAATCTTTTAAAGAATCAAGATGTGAAATAAGAAACACTGTCTTGAAGTAGGATTTTACTAAATCTAAAATATGAATAAACCCATCCATATTTTCAGCATCTAAAGAAGTTCCTGGTTCGTCAAGAATAAAAATATTTGATTTTGGTAAGCTTGAAACTGATAGTAAAGCTAAGCGAATAGCCATTGCAGCAATTGTTTTTTCTGCTCCAGAGCCCATTTCCATTGGTCTCGGCTCGTGACTTGGATGTTTAATAAAGATTTTTAAGTGTTTCCCATCATCTTCAAAGAAAATCTCAAAGTTAACAATGTTCGCAAGAACTTTTGCAATCTCATTATTAATTACTGGAAGCTTCTTTTTAATAATGTCGTATGAAATACCATTACTGTGCATACATTGCATAAATAAATCATAAGCTGAATATTCTTCTCGTAAATCAATCAACTCTTGTTTCTGGCTTTTAAGCGAAATTAGTTTTTGTTCAATAGAGCCGTGTTCTTTATAAAGATCTAATAATTTTTCTTGGCATTCTTCTAATAGTTCTTCTTTTTTAATGGTATCGGCTTGAAAATTTTCAAAATCTCGTATTAAACTTTCTTTGCCGAGAATAGTTTCTCTATTTTCATAATATTCTTCTTGCAATTCTTCTAATTCTTCTAATTCTTTTTGAACTGTTTTATATTCTATCTCATTTTTTGCGGCTAAAGCGCTATTTGTCTTGAGGTTCGCTTCAATCTGTATTCTTTTATTTCGAACTTGCTCGTATTTATCCAGATGACTTTCGATCTTTTCTGGATTTAGTTCTGTAATTTCGTTATTAACTTTTTTTGAAGAATCTTGTAGAGAACTGCAATTTTTTTGTGTTAGAGATAATTTATCAACTGCAACATAAGCATCTCGAATAAATTTGCAATGAGAATATTCTGAGCCGCATGGCACTTCTTTTAGTAGTTCTGCTTTTTTCTCTTGATTTTGTAACTTAATTTCTTCTGTAGAAATCTCATTGAGAATTTGTTCTAGTTTTTGTCGTTTTTCTTGGACATTGTTTTGTTGGTTTTCTAGTCCTTTGAGATTAAAATCATTCAAGAAAGTATTAATTTTATTTAATTTCTCCATCCCATCGTTAATATTCCCATTTAATTCAATATTCTTTGCAATTAAGTCTACAGATTCTGTTTGTTTTGTGCTTAAGGTTTTTTCTACCTCTTTAATATCAATAACTTCGGCACCAATAGAATTAATTTTATCGTTTAATTCATCGCCAGATTCTTTAAGTTGGTTTAAAATTTGTTTTATTTTATTACATTTATTAGTATGTTTTTTTGTTTCTTTCTCGTTGGTGGAAAGCTCTTCTTCAGTGAGCGTGATATCATCATCAAACTCTTTTCCTTCTAATCTCTTTAATGCTCCTTTTAAATCAGATGCATCTTCTTTTGCCATTTTATATTTCTTTTCAAACATTTCAAGATCAAGAAATTTAGCAAGAATTTCCTTTCGCCTTGTTGAGCCTTCGCTAATAAATTGTAATGATCCAAGCTGGGAGGACATTGAAGTTAAAAGAAAATCTTCTAGTGTACCAAAGTGTTTCCTTACAATCTTATCTGTTTCATTTCTTGTTAAACCGTTAAGGCTATGAGTTTCTTCCGTGGCTTCATCATAATATTCAAAATTTAAATCAGTTTTTGCTTCTAGTGTTTCTTCACCTTTAAGTTTTTTAACATATTTTTCAGAATTTCTTTGGACAGTGTATCTTTTATTGCCTATCGAGATCTCAACTTTTCCCACACCATGGTTTTTATTTTGATTAATGATGTTAAGATTTTTCCTCTCATTTTTACTAGTAGAATTAAAAAGAGTGTAGAGCATGCTGTCAACAATACTAGACTTTCCGCTGAAATTCTTCCCAAAGATCCCCACGATTCCATTAAGCTTACTAAAGCTGACCCTATTCCCACTTCCATAATTAAATAAATTCTCCCATTCTAATGATTCTAATTTCCAATTAACATTTCTTCCTACTTCTTCTTGGTCTTCCGCCGCTCTATTATACTTAGAATTAAGTTTCACAACGCGCTGCAATAAATCATTTTCGGGCTGAAAATCTTTCAAATATTCTTCGATCAACTCTTCCTGTACCACTGGGTCTCTAAGGTTATCGGTCGCCAAGCCGTCCGCAAGCTCTTCTATATTTCCTCGCTCGCCTGCAGCCCGATTTAAAAATGTAATGCTTTCAGGTTTAAATCGATGTTTTGCTACTTCGACGGCCTTTTTCATTGAACTTAAAGGCAAGTTGTTGTTTGAAACCAAACGTAACCTAGCGCCTTCGGGGGCTTCAAACTTATTTGGTAACCTTCCTTTTGGGGTTAATTCAATAGTGACGAAAGGTTTAGGATTTTTAAGCTCAACATGTTTACAAGTAAAAGAATCTTTGTTTTTAATGTCCCAAATCAAAAAACCTTTATCATTAGTCTCG